TGGTGATTTGGTGTACATCCACCACAGGATAGCCCAAGCACTAAATGCTGACTTTCCTACACCATGACCTGACCTGACAGCTATACGGTCTTCAGTGCATAGACTTTGCAGTGCTTCCTGTTGCCATATCTCTGGCGTTGCCCCTAGTGCCTGTTGGACAAACATCGCTGGATTCGTCTGCCACGCTTTGCCCAATGTCTGCCACTGTTCCTGTGAGCCACTCATAGATTGTTCCGTTTACCTCTGCTTCAACTTTTTGTTCAACTGATGCAAGTTTAGGGTGCATGTATGGAGCGCAAGATTTTGCCGCATCCATGCGAGTATCAAATTCCTGTGTTGGATCACGCATAACGTTAAGCATATACTCTAACGGCGTTATGCCCTCTTCAGCGCAACGCTCCGCAATCACTTTTGTTTTGATGTTTTTTGTACCAGCTTTTCTGCCGCTGTTTGGCCTTGGGCCACCTCTAGGCATATGTCACCTTTTGATTTCAGTTTGGTTGTTTTTCAATTAATGAAGTGTGCCGCCATGCCATTCAAAAACGTCCTGACCAGCTAAAAGTGCGGCGTATTGCTCTGCTTGATGCTGTTCATCGCTGGCAAATCTTGTCAATTCGACAACCAGATATGTGCCGTCTTTTCGTTCATATACTGATACTGTTCCTTTACCAATTTCTGGCACTTTATTTTTTTCGTACATAAAATGCTTTCAAAAAAACAGACGGCCAGCGCAAAGGCCAGCCGTCTAGTTTAAGGAGAGGAATAATGTCAGTAGTCGCTGTTTTACAATAAAAAACGGGGGACAAGTTTGGACCATCCCCCGCTTTTAAAAGCTAAAACACATGGTCGATGAAACTTACGCCAGCGGCTAAAAAGTTAGACTTTCAATTTTTGGAGAAATTGGCCGCTAGGCGCAAGTTTAATCGTGAAAACAACATACAGTATGACTTTTTTCCGTCAACCCTTAATTATGCTATATGTTGTGCGTAAACGTTCGTTTACGTTCGTGGGCGGTGTCCCACTGTCCCATTCCCTAGTGCGGGGACAAATGGGACACCTTAATTTCTCCATCAATAACATTCTTCAATTATAACATTCAGCTTTTCAGTTTTTTCATCAACATATTCTTTGCCTTGCTGAATGGCATTGACCAGATCATCATCTATCGTTGACAGCCAATCTTTTGTTTCTAGACAGGTCGAGTCATCTTTAGCCTTGCTGATCGTTTCTCGCAATGCAATTGCGCTTTCAACAACATCTTGCATTGTGGTTTCTTCGCGTGTTGCTACACGAACATCGTACAAACAATACCGCCGCATCAGTTCAACCCCATCGCAACGCCAATGAAGTAAACCAGAACTGGCAGGGCTACCAATACAAGAAGCCCACCGATTACATCGCTTAAAAATTGTCTCATCTAATTTCTCCAAAAATTAATTACTTAATGGAGTCTAAATTACTTTTAGTAATAAATCAAGCATTAAAAACAGCATTATTGCAGTTTATATAAAAACAGCACTATTGACGTTTCTGTAAAATGCGGTTATATAATAAGCATAACTGATTTGGAGAAATTGAAATGAGCGCATCAGCTTTAATAATTAAAGAATTGGAAGAAATTTTAAGGGATCTTTGCAAGGTTGCAGATAAAGAAATTTCATATCAATACCCTCAAACAAACGGCGAGATAATTCTTTTGCTTACTGATGAAATAAAAAAAATAACAAAATATTTATTAAGACGTAAAATTCGCAACAGTTAAATAAAGGGGCTACGGCCCCTACCTTTTTTTGGAGAAATTGAAATGAAAATCAAGATTGAATACACGATTGAGGTAGATACCGACAAAGCCCAAATTTATTTAGATGAAATGGGTGATGACGATAGTGTGCGCGAATTTGTTGGATCGTATTGTGTTTCTGTAGCTGTAGATCAAATTCAACAAATGTTTGTAAACGCAATAGGCGAATATGATGTTGTCAAACTTATAAAGGATTCCACAAAATGACTGATAAAGAACCAAAGACCATTATACGGTTGCGTAAAATCTGCGAGGATAACGGCGTCACGCTTCATTCTTCAGACAGTGAAAGCGGTTGGCGTTTTATTTTTTACGCACCTCTAACATTGTTTTGGCAATCATCAAAATCTAATGTGTTGTGTAGCTTTGGCGGCGCAATTTATGGGATTATCGGCATTTTAAGAGAAGAACTTAAAACTGGTTTTTTTGAAGACAAAGAACGTTTTTTATCTGAGGCAGAATGGTCAGAGGAAATGTATGAATGGTACAAAGCTGATGAAAGTTTTTACTGGCTTCAAAAACAAAAGTTAGAGTCCTTTTATGGGAAAATTAAGGAAAGAAAATGACCAATGCAGGGGCCACCAGACGTTTAGCTGATATGAAAATCAAGCAAAAAGAATTAGCTGAACGGCTTGGAGTGACAACAAGTAGCTTTCAAAGGGCATTGTATCGCGGCAACGGTAGATATTTGGCTATCGTTGATTTACTTGAGATAATGAGCGAGGCACAGCGCAATGTATTTTTTGGAATTGAGAAATAGGAATAAGCGCAACCTCTTCTGTGTCTTTGTAGCCAGCTTTTGCTATCCTAGTGTTCCATTTGGGCGAACTCTTGGTAATCTGTAATTTTTTATTCAAACGGCAATATGCCAAACAATCCGCAAATTGAACTACAAAAAAACATTTTGTGTCTGTTGCGCTTTCGATCAAATGCGCTTCCAATAATTTTTTTAAGTTTATATAAACGTCTGGGTAAACGTTTATTTTGTGGGATCGACAACGCATTTCTATAAAAGCGACAATTATTTTTTCGCGCATCGCCACATAGTCAAATGTTGAAAATTTAGCGTTTTTTTCCATTTGGCAATGCCATTTGGCGGCTAACGTTTTTGCAATTGCCATTTCATTAACGGCATCTTGCTCATTTTCCATTGTTCTTTTGTGGTTATAACCGCCAGACACGAACAGCCTCTTCTAACGCTTGCCGTAGCATTACCTGTGGACTATCTGCCATCGGTGTCCAATGTTTGCGCCTTGCCCAAACGGTTGGAAATTCGGCGTGTCCACACACGCCAATAATTACTGCCGCTTGCCGCCTTGTTAAATTCTTTAAAACGTTGTTGATTTCTTGCCTTGCAATGACTTCCTCATCAAAGCCGCCGCCAACGCCTACTGAGGCTCCATATCGTGCGGTTACACGGCTCTTGAACATGCAACGCTCATACAATGACCTAAAGCGTATGCCAGCCTCATGCGCCTTGTCTGTGATCTGCGCTCGATGCCAGATTACATCTAACGGATGCTCATAACGAACTCGCCGCACCTTTTGAACAGCTTTGCCGCCCTTGGGTTTAAAATCTATTTCATCAACTGGGCTATGCTGGCTACGTTCTGGGGTTTCACGCACATCTGGCAAATCTAACAATTGTTTTTTATTTTTTTTCATGCGGCCCCCAGTATCTAACGACAGGTTCGCCATTATGACCTCTTCTGAAAACATGCCAGACGTAGTTGTGAATGGGTTGGGCCTTTACCTCACCAGCTATCCAGATGGGCCTAAACAGCATTTTTGTTTGCCCTGCATAGTGAGGGCTTTTAAATAGGTGCTGGCGTGTCTTGGCATGGTCAAAGGCTGTTCGCATCAGAATGCAAAGCATGTTTACTCTGCCCTCATCTAAATGCTTGTGGCATTCATCAAGAATGGCATCTACCAGCGGCCTTTTGTAAGGTGGGTTTGTAATAATAGTTTTCCATTTTTGTGGATGCTGGAAAATATCGTTCAAATCACCATTTACAGCTGGTAGTAATGGGGTTGGTTCTTTTGAGTGGCAAACGTCAATAGCTGGCGTTTCTAATATCCATGTGCCTTGAAGGGCTTGCATACATCGTTCGTCTATTGTGGGGTAATGATCGTTTTCAAATCTGGGGTAACTGGAAAGTGCGTAACCATGCGATACCCTCATGCAACCGCCTTAAAAACACGCTCATCAATTTGCTTGTGTCGTTCGTCTAATTTCCATTTTTCAAAATTATCAACAATCACTGCTATACGCTCATTCAAATCATAGTTTGTTTGTAGCTGTTCGTTAATTTTATTAGCTGAATAAATGATTGTTGTATGGTCTTTGTTCATTTTTCTGCCAATAGTAGGTATCGACCAGCCCATGCAAAATTCTTTGGCAAGGTACGCTAAAACCTGTCTTGGAATTACAAAATCTCTGTCCCTTCTTTTGCCCATTATGTCAGGTTTTTCTACATCAAATTCTTGCGCCACCAACTCTTTGAATTTGTCAAAAACTTGCTGATCTGAAATCGTTGTGTAAATTTGTTTGTCCTGTTTTTCTTCCTCAACAGGTTTTATTTCTGCCGCCAATTCTTTTATCAATCGTGCTATCGTATTTTGCGGCAACGGCATATCAACAATTGGTTTTGCAATGTTAAAAATATAAACCCTCAACCTTGCCTGTTCTTTGCCTACGCTTGGGAAAATATTTACTCTCATTGAACAGCCCTCATACTTGGGGTTGTTTTAAAATGCACAACTGTTCCGTTAGGCTTTGGGAGTGTTACGCCTTGTGGGGCTAATTCTCTTAATTCTTTCTTCTGTTCATCAGTGGCCTCTTTCCAAGCTGTTTCAATTCGCCTTTGTTCAATTAATAAAGAGGTTTCTGTCATATTTGCCGATCTATTCTGCCAAGATTTTTTTAGTGTTTGAACAGCGTTGAGTTGCTTGGCGAGTGGTGCATTTGCATAAACCTCTTCTCTCCATTTGTTGCCAAACATCATGTTGCCAAACCAACTTGGGGTATAAGCCCAATCTTGCCAGTCGGGTTTGGTTTCAATGTAAGTGTTTAAGTCGCTAAGAATTTTCTCTAATGATGTTCCAGATTTTCTAGCTTTTTTAAATCTGCTAAAGGCCACATCTTTGTTTCCTTCTTTGCGTGGATACTTTGCATAAAACTGTTCAAATTCTTCTGAATAATTTTTCTGGTTTTTGTTATTAATCTTAGTTTGTTTCTTAGTTTGATTCTTAGTGTGCAATGGTTGCACTTCGGAAGTGCAATGGTTGCCTATCGGATGTGCAATGGTTGCACTTCTCTCCTGTTCTTGCAGTGGTTGATTCGGCACTATAAGAATTTCGTATTTATTAGCTGAACCTGTTTTAACCCAATCAATTAATTTTCGTGTTTTTAAATTGTTTAGACAGGTTTGCACTGTGCGGCGAGATAAGCCTGTCTCTGCCGCCAAAGTTTCAATGCTGGGAAACACATTAGGTAAGTGCGTTGTCAAAATTAGTAATGTCAGCTTTTCAGATGACGGCAAACGCAAATCTCTAATCGTGGGCAAAATCATTTTATAACTTCCCCATGTGTTTCAAGTGTCGAAATAATCAATGTCGGCTTGTTTGGTTCTGTAATACTCAACAGCGCACCAGACGGCGCACCCTCTAGCCACTTACGAATAGTTTTAAAGCCGCCTTTAACTCGCTTCTGCTCAAGCGGCTTTTCCTGACCGTTAGGATATTTCAAAAGCAAATCACAGCTTTGGTCTGCGCCCAGTTGCCCAAGCCGCCTGTCAACACGCACCGCATCTATGCCAAATTTAATTAGCTGGTCACGCACTTTCATTTCGTCAGCATATCCAAGCCGCGCCGCTTTGCTTTTAGCCATCGCGCAATTCCTTAATTAACTCGATAGGGTTAATCTGGTCTTCAGCCATCAACAGGGCTTCTAGCTTATTCCTCATTAGGTAATTTTTTGGAATGCCACGGTTTAACCAATGCGAAACAGCCGATTGGCTTACCCCAACTTTTTCAGATAAACTTGTAACGCCGCCTAACGTACTTATAATTTTAGATGCTAGGCAGAGATTGCTATTGTTGTGTTGAATTGTCATGAAGAATCTTTATTACAATAAGTGTATTTTGCCAAGAGTTTTTTTTCTAGACAGATTACAAAAAGTAATTTACTAAGAATCCATGCTAACAAAAAACCAAATCTCAGAGGAAGTTTCAGCCTTAAATAAGAGGGTAGGTATAACGTTAAAGCGTTTGCGAGAAACTCACGGCCTCCAACAGATGGAAATAGCCAGTGAAGTTTCCGTCGTTCCAAATCATATTTCGTCTATCGAAAAAGGGCATAAAGGCTGTGACGGCAGAAAGCTGTTAGCTTTTGCTAAATTGTTTAACGTCACTACTGACTTTATATTAACTGGCAACAGAGAGGGTCTTTCTAGCGCATCGAAAGCAATGCTAGATGGTTCGCCTTGGTTCGATTAGCCAAGATACGACAACCAACTCACGCATACTACAAGAATATTATACGCAACATCGTACTGATTTATCGCGGTTAGAGCCAGCCGTCAAAACTAAATGGGAAATGGCAACTAAAATTGTTGACGATAGTTATGTGTTCCCAATTTCAGCATGTCCTTGGGATGATGACTATTTTAGCACGGGAAAATTTTTAAACTCGCACGGCGAGATAGTCACTGGCAATAATATTTGTCCAGAATTTATAAGAAGAAATAGAATTAATTTTTTGTTAGGCCGCGCTGAAAACATTATTGACCAACGATCTTTAGATGCGTGGTTTTCAACTGGTACTGTATGGGGAGTTATCGCCGCAAAAATTTTGCATGGCACATATTTATCGCATTTTACAAAAAATGAATTTTCGTTATATTCCCAAGACCAGCTAATAAACAAATTAAGTCTAGTTGGGGCTGTAAAAAATTCTAGCAAAACAGTTTTATTAGAACTTTTAAAAAACAATACATATGATGCTGAAAAACAACTCAATTTAAATGCGCCGCTAAATTCGATGAGGCCGCAAAACGGAAATACAAAAAAACGTTATTATTGCCGTGTAAATTCAAGGATGATTTTTTGTATAAAAAGTGTTGTTGAACAAGCAAATTATTTGAGCGAAAGAATTTATAATAATGCGCGGCACTGGGACAGCGACAGAGATGTGTGGCTAAACGATTTAGGCCATACTATGGATATTGTCGATTATTGTATTGAATTAAAAAAAGAAACAGTACATGCACATTGTTAATTTTTAATTAAGAACTGTTATCGGATTTCGATACCGAATTTAGATATGTCTTTTTTAATTTCTTTTTGTAATCTATGATTCGGAAAGGAAAGTTAAATGTCTGAAACTCTTAAAAACGCTATATTTGAACTCAAAAATGATGCTCCCGATGACTGGACATTAGAGCGGTTGGCGATCATAGAAAAAGAAATCGGCCTTTTTTTAAAAGAAAAATCTTAAACAGCAATTAATTTTTTGTTTGTTAAATTACTTGAAGTAATATAGATTCTAAATATTGTATTCAATTTTTGGAGTCTTTTTATGGAAAAATCAGTAGAAGAAAAGATGAAGGAAGCCTTTTTAGAAGGGGCTTCTGAAAGCGAATTGCTAGAAATCCAGCAACAAAAAGATATGCTTGAGATCGCAATCCAAGACACAGCCAATGAATTAAAACAAATTGGCATGGTGCAAGAGTCAACACGATATTTACAGCTTAAAGGGATGCTTTAATGCTTGGCCCTTTTGAGCGCATAGACACGCCTAAAGGTTTTACAGTAGGCGCGACAAAATATGCGGCGATACATTACCACAAAGATAATGGAATGTACCAAGAGTGGCTAATTGATACTGGCCGCCAACAGCCAGAAGACTTGTCAAATAAACTGGCGGTGCAACTAGGGTCATACACAGAAGATTTTAATGCTCAATGGTATGAGAAACAGACAGGCATTGAATTTGCTGACATGACGCAATGGAAAAAAATCTGGAGGGATAAGCCAGAAATTGAGTTTCAGCACCGCGATCACCCTTGGTTAAACACGCACCCTGACAGGGTTTATGCTGATCCTACAACCGCTGAAATTGTGCTGGTTGATTGCAAGCATACAAACATTAATAACTATAGTGGCGGCTATAACCGCAACAAGTTCATTGAGCGTTATGAACCACAGATGCAAATGCAAATGTTTGCCGCATCATCAGCGTTAGGTGTGGAAGTCAAACGATCTGAATTGTCGGTAATATACGGAAATTCATATTGGGATAAAATAGAAATTGAAGCCCAACCATTACGGCAAATGGAAATATTTAAAGAACTTCAGCAATACGTTCATTTTGTAATAAACGACATAGAGCCGCCGCATACAGCGGCAGAAGAAATCACCAAACAAAAAGTTGCGGCCACAGAAATCCTAGATTGGGATGAATCCAATGAGGACAATTTTGGATCAAACACTGCCATTGAATGGTCTGTTTTTCGTGAAGAATATTTGAAAACAAAAATTGACCACACGGCGCATGAAACTGTGAAGAAAAATGCGAAAGCATTTATGCCAGAAACCGCACAAAGGGCTGGCTGTGCAAACCTTTGGATGGAAAGAAATCGTGCTGGTCACATAATGTTTAAGGAAAAGAAAGCAAAGGTGCGGCATGGGTAATTTAGATTTATGGAATAAGGTTGCTCTTACTAATCCTGACGCAACAAAGCGTGTTAATCAGCGTGGTGGCTTTACCGCAATTGATGCTTACAGCCAAATAGAAAAAGCAACAGAAGTTTTCGGGCCTGTGGGTGTTGGTTGGGGTTGGACGGTCAGTGATCCTATTTTACCTAACAATGACACTGTGGCGTTTAAAATTAGTCTATGGCATGGCAACAAAGATCAGGTGGTCGAACAATTTGGACAAGCCGCTTTGACGGCTGGAAGTCGCGCAGACAATGATGCCTTTAAAAAAGCTGTTACTGACGGTTTGACCAAATGTCTGTCTTACCTTGGTTTTAATGCTGATGTTTTTCTTGGCAAATTTGACGATAGTAAATATGTGCAACACGCCAGACACATGGCGAAACAAAACGAACCGTCATTAGAAGCGAAAAATGTTAAAGCACAATTAGAACAAAAACCTAATCCTATATTAGAAACGCTTTGCGCCCAGTTGTTGCAAGCGCAGACATTTGACGCATTGGTAAGCAACAAAAACGCCATTAAAGAATCCAGCGAATTTGCTGGTTTGTCAGGCGATGACAAAAAGCAATTTGTGGCAAAATTTCAAGAACTTTACATACAGCATCAACCCCAAGCACAGGCGGCAGAATGACAGAAGAACAATATCTTGATTTAGCAAATGCAATAAACGGCGCAACAAATAAGCGCGACCTAGATAAGGCATTTACGGAAGCGGTTAAACGCTGTGCAAAGCTGGATGCGAGTATGAAACAAACCAAGTGGTTAAAAGGACTTTACGAAACCAAAATTAAAAGGGCTATGAGAGGAAAAAAATAATGGCTGGAAGTGTAAATAAAGTAACGTTGGTGGGTAATTTAGGGCGTGATCCAGAGGTACGGTCTACCCAAGACGGCGGCACAATTGTTCAATTGTCGTTAGCCACTAGCGAAAGCTGGAAAGATAAAAGCTCTGGTGAGCGTAAAGAAAAAACAGAGTGGCATCGTGTCGTTATTTTTAATGAAGCGTTGGGGAAAGTTGCAGAACAATATTTGCGTAAAGGGTCTACAGTTTATTTAGAAGGGCAATTACAGACCCGAAAATGGGCAGATAAGGACGGCGTGGATAAGTACACCACAGAAATTGTCCTCCAACGCTACAGAGGCGAGTTAACGATGCTTGGCAATAAAGCAGATGCCGCTGTTGAAAATTATCAGCCGCCAGCATTAAAGAAATTAGATGATGGGCTAATAAACGGCGCACCAAATGAATTAGATGACGAAATCCCTTTTTGATTTAAGGAAACAACTTGTCAAAGAAATTGGCAAGGCAGATGAAACTACGCTGGAAAGTTTGGCGTGGCATCTGAAAACATTAGAGGCAGTAAAGAAAGGACAGATTCGTGAAAACAATTGATTTTTTTGTGCTGGTTGTGTTTTGCGGCTTAACCGCCGTTGGCATTTTTCAAGGCATGGTGGCAATAGCTGGCCTATGAAAAACGTTGAACATCAATGGAAACTAGTGGCTGACCAAAAGGCTGAAACAGAAAAAGATGGCTGGTCGGCAAAAGAAAATGGCAAATTGAGAAAGGCGCGATATGATTTTGACCAAGGGACTCATGTCATGGCAACGGTTAAGATTGCAGAAGACTGGCATCAAATCTGGTGTAAAAGAAAAGAGCATCCAGATAAGCCAAGCCCTTATTTCTCGCTTTCACTTACTGAAAAATCGGCTTTATATGATCGTTCACAAAATCCAGCAATTCCAAATTATAAAGGGAGAAAAAGAATCAATAAGTGATAAATACTTTAATAATTGCATCGAACGACATTTAAAAATCATTTGGCATTATCAGGACAAGAAAAATGCAACCACGCTGGATTAAGTTAAAAAGTGCCGCAAAATACTGTGATATGGACGTTGCTACATTTGACAAATTAGTGAGGCCGTATATAGATGAAATCCCTTTAGGGCGCGGAACAAGAGTAGATGCGCGGCAAATTGATGGCGTGATGATTGGCAAGCGAAAAAAACAAACAGAAATTAAACCGCTAATGAATGGCTTTTTATTAGAATGTCAAAACGCAAACTGAAAAATATTCAGCGAGTTAGAAAAGGCGCAACATTCCATTTTTACTACAGAAACCAAAAAACAGGTTTCAGAAAACGTTTGCCTGACGAACTCGATCCAGCTTTTATTTTGGCTTACGGCCAAGCGAAATTAGAGGACGAAACAAAAGCCTCAAAAAGACCTGATGAAATTTACACATATGGCGATTTAGTAAACGCATTTAAAGCAAGCCATCATTTTCAAAATCTAGCGGAACTTACAAAAAAAAGTTACACGCTGTATCTGGAAAACATTTCATACCGACAAACATCGAAAGCTATGCTTAAAACGCCATTAGCGCAAATAGACGGTCATGGTTTTGAAGCGGTAAGAGACATTATATTGGCGCATGGAACAAACGGAGAAAAAACAAACTGTCATCGTTCTGCAAATTTTTTCCTAACCGTCATCAAACGCATGTTTCGGGTAATGGCAAAATACATAGATTACAACCCATCGTATCATCCACGCGACATACTGCCCATTAAACATACAACTAATAGTAACCGCCCTTGGACAACAAAAGAATTTGAAGTGTTTATGCGAGAAGCACACCCAACAATAGCATTAGGGATTGCCATCGGTGGCTATTTAGCGTTGCGTATTTCCGATATGGTAAAATTATCGTGGTCAGCTAGAAATTATGGTGAGTTTTTGATTGGGAAAACATCACAAGAGCATCCAATCACAGAGCCACTTGAATTAAAGGAAATTTTAGATCCGTTAGAACAAATAAAACAAAGTCCTATTATAGTTGTAACACAAGGCCGAAAAGACGGTGTGCCAAAACCATACACAACAGACGGATTTAGAACGCAATTTACCCGAACACGGCAAAAACTTTTAAAACAGGGAAAAGTCGGGGAGGGTTTAACATTTCATGGTTTACGACATTTTATAATGACCAGAGGATTGGAAGCTGGATGCTCAGATGCACAACTTAGGGCAATCGGCGGTCATATATCGGAAAACATGATTAGGCTTTATACGAAAAAAGCCCAAATGAAACAGCATCAAAAAGAAGCTATTTCGATGATTTTTAAGAACACAAAATGAACAGTTTAGTAAACTTTTTCCTAAAAATTAGTAAACCAAACTGCTTATTTGCTTTAAAAATCATGCTAAGTCATTGAAAAGACTGGTGCCGGCTGGGGGACTCGAACTCCCGACCTGATGATTACAAATTATGCGCTCATTCAATATTATCAATAACTTAGTTAGTAAAACGCCTATTTTTGGCCCTATTTAGACTGATTTAGATCGGTTTCACTGTCAACAGGGATATGGCCCTTGCAACGGCATATTTTAGGATCACAGTTGCATTCTACACAATTATCGCAATCACACTCACAACGATCTGTATACCTAGCGGTAATTTCTTTTTTCATTATGCTGTCGCTTTTCGTTTACGTTTAGCTTTGTTCTTTTTACTGTTGGGAAAACCAGCTTGCATTTCTTTATATGCTTTTGCGCTTATTGTTGAATTTTTTCTACTTCTCGATTTGTCTTTATTCTGCCTTGCTCGAATGTTTGCATATAAACCACGCCCTGCCATTTATTTGTTTCCTTTCTTTCTAAACATCTGCAAAACAAAAACGTAAATCATTTTTTTTCTCTATCGTTCCAAAGCGAAAATAGCACTTTTACTTTTTCTTCTAATACGTCTAAGCGATTAAAGGCTTTAGCAAACAACACAATGGCCGCTGTTACAGCAACCAACACAGGCCAGATGGCATTAAAAATATCGAGCAATGTTGCGTCAGCCATCTTATCCCTCACGAATTAACTCAGCGTTTCTGTTGGCCCTGTTGGTTACTTGCTTTGCGTAATTACTGTCTAGCAACTCTATTGCGCTATTTTCGTAATCGCCGCCCTCTAAATACTGTAAACATTTTTTAAACGCTTTTAATTTTGGCATCCCTAAATTAAACGCTAAATCGGCCAATGCTATTCTTCTGTTTTCGCTTAAATCGTTCCACCAAGGAAAAGCATCGTCCAATTCTGAAATAACAATATTTATATCGGTTTCTAACATCGTTAAGGCTTCAGCTTTTGTAATGCCTCTGCTTTCGACATTTCGGCCAATTCCTAAAGTTTTGTAGCCAGCGGGGCAATCATACAAAAAAAGTTCACAACCTTCCTCTTGTTCTAAACGCTGAGATAATTTTTCGATAAACCCGCTTGTTATATCTATCATTTAGAAATCCCGATTTTTTTTTCGTAGGTTCTGAGCGAACCCAAACCTAACATTCCTAAAAGCACAGGCATCATTTCAGTCATGTCTAAAGCAGGGAGCGTTACCAAATAATCTAATTGGCCTAAAACAAAAATAGCGATTGGCTGAATGACATAATTATATGCCATCGCAAATCCCATCGTCCACCCAAGGAAAGGCCGCCACCCAGCAATAAAAACATTTCTGCTTTGCGCTTCTGCTTTGTTAATTTCAAGCTGGCCTTTTGCTAACTCTTGGGCATGACGTTCAGCCATTGTGCTAATTTCATGCGCCAATTGGTTTTTCTGGTCTTTGTCTTCAATAAATTTATCAAGCAGTCCTGTTACTGGCTGAACTAATGAGCCTAACAAATTAATCACTTTTTATTAGCCCATGTTGTAAAGCCCATATACGCACCACATAGACTAGCAAGTGCAAAATACATGGAACTGATCAGCCCACTCAAAGCGGTTACTCTTGCTTCAGGTACAACAGGCGTACACATAAGAATTGTGATGCAAACCATCAATGCAAATGCACAAATAGCCATGTACCTTTGCGTTTCCTGTTTATCGTGGGCATCACTAGCCTGTTCTTCCTCGATAGAAATTTTCCCATCGCCGTCATAATCCCTAATAGGAGTCATGTTGCGAAACTCATTGCATAGGCAATTATTGCAAATGCAACTAAACCAACCATAACGATTTGCGCCATCTTTGGTTGGCGGCTAAACCATTTTTTTGCCGTACCTAACAACTCACAAATTGCTTGCATTTTTCTTTCTCCTTACATCTAAAACACAGGCGGCAAGATACATGCTTAATTTTTGCGCTTGATCGCCACTCAAAATAAATTTTCGTGCTTGCGTGTGCAAAACAACGTTATCGCCATCGACTGTTGTCCAAACATTTGTAGTTGTTTCGTTTAATGATGGTGATTTATAGCTATCGCCTTGCAACTGAACTTCCATTATTTCTCCAATATAAAATGAGGGGTTATTGTGCCGTCAGAACTAACGACCAAAAGTTTTACGCCATACTTTTTTTGATCTGGCCGTAAAGGTTTATGATTTGCTTCAGTTTCTAAGCTATGATATTTGACTTCGATTAAATGAATTAACAGCCGCACCCCTTTGCGTTTAATCGCAACCAAATCGCAAATCGATTGCGTTCCGCTATGCGAATAAACCTCAAATTTGCGCCTAGTTAAAAAAGCGGCGGCTTTGTACTCTGCCCACTGCCCAACCCGATGATTAAAATAACTGCCCTTATTTATCTCATCGTTTCGATTAGCCATGCTATCGCCCCTGAGATGATTACTAGTAAGCCGCCGATTCTAAGAGCAACCCAAAAACCACCACGACTCATATTTAAGGCCTTGGTAAGCTGTGTTGTGTCTTTTCTAATTGCTGAAATATCTTCGCGCATATCTGCAATCGCTTGCTCCGCTTTTGCTAATCTGTCGCGCTCCTCTGGTGTCATCATGTTTGCTTGCCACGTTTGGCATAACTGCCGCTATGCCCAGCATCCAACGGACAAGCCATCTGATCGTTTTTGAGCATTAAAGCCGTCCAGCCGCCATGTTCTCCCATATAAATAATAATTATATGTCCTCTTTTTGACTTCCCTTTCCAAATTGGTTTTTCAACATGCTTGCTTTCCAACTCGCTATGAAGCTGTGCAAATTTTTCACATTGTATCGGCTGGGCATTTGCGCTGTGGGCAAATAAAAAGCACAGCAATCCTATGGCAAAACGAAACATTGCTTTTCCCCTTTTCCTTGCTATGATTCTGGATGCTCAATAAATATGAATGGATATTCTATCTGAGCCTATTCGCTATTGTTGTAAGCGGTCATTGGGCTACGGTTGCTGTTATTGTGTGGCCGCTACTGGTGGCTGTGCTTGCTGGTTTAGCGGTATATTTTGTTGCATTGACTGTGTATCCATTTGGGGCATATTCAAGCCGCTGGATGACAAAGCATCTACATAACTTGATAAGGCAACTTTAATATCCTCGCTTACATCTTGACCAACAGCAACGGCTGGCAGTCTATTTATATGCGCTAATAATCTAGTAGGATTTTTCTCAATTACTTCGCCAGCTTTAGCTAACCAGTTTATAAATTTAGGTGATGTCATTAACGTACCTAAAGCCTTATTAACCGCTAATGTACCAGCACCACCAGCGGCGGCTGTTGTAAGAGCCGTTCCAGCGTCTTGCGTAACCGCCAAACCAAGCCCACCGCCAGCACCAGTTAAATAACCAAACAAATTATTATAAAACGATGTGTTACTGGTGTTCAGCATATTCTGGCTATCTTTTAATGAACCACTAAGTCTTGCTAAACGATCTAATGCCCTTCTGCGCGGATCAGCCGTTGTGCCAAACAGCGCATCTTTTGCCCTACGATTTATATTGTTCCAATTCGTTAGAAACGTATTAACACTAAACGCATCGCCGTCAACATTCTGACCGCCGCTTTTAGCTAGGCCCATTTCTCTTATTTTATAGCCAGTAAATGTATCCCAAATATCTTTTGGCACACCGACTTTAATTTTACGAATGGCTATATGTCCGTCTTTCGTGCCAGCTAATGCCTTATTAATTATCTGCGCTGGTTGGCTTTCAGCATTGAGTAGCGGATCTAAATACGTTTTATTGCGCTCTGCAAAATTAGACCAATAACGATTAGCCCTATTAAATGCGGCTGTTCCTTTTTCGCCACCGTATCGTGTTGCCGCTTCGCCCATATCATCAGATAAAGCAAAGTATAATTCTCTCAACTCTTTAGCGTTTTCTGGTGGTGGGCGTGCAAAAGCCTTTGGGCCTATTATCGATCTTAGTTCTTTAATTTGTTGATAATTAGTTTCGGCAATAGGACGCTGTGTTTTTATAACCGCGCCATTTTCGCCCACCTCTTCAACGGTTTCTGTAAGTCCTTTTCTAAATTGAGCAACCATAGGGTCTTCTAAAATTGAAACTAATCGTTTAGCTTGCTCTGGATCGGTTGCTGTTGAAGTTATGCGGTTGTTTATATTGTTTAAAACTGCTTGCGTATTATTTATAGTTATAGGCGCATCTGGCTTTACATATTGATCTAATACTTTAAACAATTCGTTACCGCGCTGTTTAAAAGTATCTATACTTTGTTCAACGCCTCGCAATAAAGTTTGCCCTGTGGCTTCTTTATCGTAACCAGAACCGCCAGCCGACATTTTAGGTGGGTTATATCGATTAGCAACTTCATTGATTTTTGTTTTGAGTCCATCAAACGTTTCTGTTAATGCGCCTCTAACTTTACCCTCTGAACCGATATTTTTTGACAAAAGGCTTTCTAAAGCTTGCACCCATTTCTTTCCACTCACAGCCCCAGCGGTTGGCTTTACGCCAGCCTTTGTGAAATCTTCCAACATTTGCGCGGCAGATTGACCAGCCGTTGTATTTTTTAATTTACCAAAACCAGCTTTAATAAGTGGCCCTATTTTATTGCCAACTATTTGCCCAGCGGCATCCTCACCAGCAACAATGCCAGCCTCTAAAATGCGCTGTGGTGTAGTTCGTGAGTCCTTTCGGCCTCTAAATTGTTCAGCTACAACATCATAGATTTCTTTACCAGCAGAAGCCCCAAGGCCAACGCCAGCTACTGGCCCAAATGGACCGCTTACTGATGCGCTTGGCAATGCTACAGCACCGCCGATTACACCGCCAACGCCTCTTGCTATTTCTGGAGCAATACTTGCTAGATCGCCAGCCGTTGGAATAGGGATATTTAAAATGGTTGGATTGTCTTCATTATAGGCCGTTAATTTTCCTGAGTCTGGATTAGTAAAAAACAACCGACCATCGTTATCTTGTTGAGCCTCTATATCTTTTCCGTAATAGTTTTTTAAAGAAATTTTTAAATTATCTAATCTATCAGCTTTATTAGAACCGCCTACAAATTCTCTAACAGTTGGCGGCGCACCTGTTTTCATATCTATAAGGCCATCAAGATTTGGCGCAATGGTAGCTGGATCAGTACCAACTGGAACAGTAACGTCTATTTTTAAGCCGTTTTTTTCTGCTTCATAAGTAACAGTTTGGTCAGCCATTTTCCGCTAATCCTTCTTTAAATTAACTGTCCAACCAGACGTATCCGCTTTAGGGGCTGGCGTTGAAGCATTAGGTTCAACAGGACTAATCCTTTTTTCAATCGCTCCATAATTTTGCTCAAACGCTTTGTATTTATCAGATACAACTTTTTCTAATTGATCTAATTGAGAAAGCATAACTTGCGTTCCATCATAACCATTAAACGGAACAGCGTCTTGGAAGTTTAATGATTTACTATCAGGTGGCGTTACAAGTCTTTCTAGCAATGCTAAGTCAGGCCCAGCTAAAACCCCAAGTTCTAAAAGGTCTTTCAGTTTCATTAAAAGAAACGTATGCGCTTGCGTCATTTTTTCAGCTTCTGGCCCTAACATTTGCGGCCCATATTTTGTAACAAGTTTTCTGTAGTCACCTGTCAAACTTCGCACTTCGTTAACCATTTGCCCAGCTTTTTGCATCTGTATTTGATCTTGTTTTGTTTGGACAAGCGGCGTTTCCACTACCGAAATTGTACCGCCTTTAGGCTTTTGTGGCTGGTTATTCGATGGTGGTGCGCCAGCACTAGAGTCAATGATAGGCATATTACTATTAACGTTAGGATTAGTATTAGGCATATTACTATTAGCGTTAGGCGGCTCAATAACTGCGCGGCGTTTTTCTTGCATAGATCGTGGTAATGGTTGAAAAAATTGGTCTGATTGTGGTGCTTCTGTATACAGCTTACCATCTTGAAAAAACGTTCTTTGTTGCTGGCTTACAACTTGTGCATTACCGTAAGCAGTTACAACGCCTCTACCATATTTTTCAATTAAGTTTGGCATAGACATACCGCTTTGAATATCTGCGCTTATCTCGCCTTTTTGAATATCTGAAATTTTGTCTGGTGGTGCAGACGCTTGCAAATTCGGATTATTATTTATTTGGGTAGGCGTAGCATATACCTCTTGTTTAGTTTTACTATTATAAGCCTTAACTGGTTTTTCTGGTTTTGGTGTAGACGCTGGCCCTTGGGCTATTATCTTTCCTGTTGCGTCTGTAACAACATCATCTTTACCTAATTTGTATTCTTTAGGCGGCTGTAGCGCAAATTTCATAGCGATTTTATAAGCAGTGTCAGTATCACCAGATTTGACCGCCTCTTTAAAAATAGCCTTTGCCTGATCTGGCATATTAAGCTGGCTCAATCGACTAGCTTTAGGCGTAGCTGGCGCAGAAGGGCCACCCATCACGCCACTGTCTTGCATCATTCCTTCCATGCCATCAGCTTGTACTTGTGGCACAGTAGCGTTAAACGCTTCGCCCTCGCCCATATCATCCTCTTGCACAAGACTCTGCACAAGTTTTGCCCTATTTGCTTTTTGACGGCTTTCCTTGTTCAATTTGTTGTATTCCATTGCGTTTTTGCGAAATGATGCCGCCGCATTTTGAAAACTGTTTCTAGGAGCCGTTGGAGCCGCCGATTGTAACTGCCGCCCCTGCGCTTGTATTGGCCTTATTTGCAAACCCTGAGTAGCTTGACGCTGTGGCATATTTACACGAACAGCCATATCAGATCACCTTATCCATAAAGAATTTAATAATGCGTTTAATAGCTGGCTTGTCTTTAATGAAATCAGCAACACGCTCACCATATTGACAATAAGTGTCATGCAACCAAGTTGGGGCTTTTGTTTCTAGCCATTCTCTAAACAGCAACCATCTATCATCTTGATAGACTTCTCTAGCTACCCAGCATTTTTTTAATGCCGCCGCCCCCATGCCTAAATCACCAGCACCAGACATTTTACCAGCCGTGTTGCGTGGGGTTTTGCCTATAGTCGTTGTGCCAGTTGGTACGCCACTAGCAAGGCTTGCGCCGTAGCCTAGCATCTCCAGTGGATATTGAAATTCTTTAATAAAATCGTCATACGCTAGATCAAGGCTTTGTTGCCCCATATTTTGTTGTGCGCCGCCTATGTTTAACAAGTTCTGCACATCGTTATTTTGCAATTCAGTTTGCGTAGATGCCGCACTTGGCAAGACACTTGCGCCTTGTAATTGAAGCTGTGCGCCAAGCCCTGTCATGTCGTTATACTGGCTGGCATCCTGTGCGCCGAATGTATTTGCCGTGTCAAAACCCTGCTGTAAAATTTTAGCTACGTCACTACCATAGGTTCTCATTGCCGCTTCGTTTGTCAGCGCAGAAGCTACGCCCTGACCACTGCCCCCAAACGCACCAGCCGCCGTAGCAAGTGCATTGTTTGATAATTGTGCTTGGTTTAAGGCGTTAGTGAACTGGTCTGTGTATGCGTCTAAAACGGCCCCCTGATAGGGGTTGAAATAGTTTTCTGCTAAGTCAGCACCCTCAACAACATTCATTGTTATTGGGTCTAACGGCGGCGGCGCAAATGGAATTGTTTCTGCCGCTGGCACTGGATCAGGATCATAAACAGGCTGTGGTGCGGCAGGGGTATAATCAACAACTGGTGGTGGTGGCGTATTATTAATTAATGGTGCTTGCCGTCCTTCGCCAAACCCATGTATCAAATAATGATCGAGGCCAGTTATTTGGCCATCTCCATCTGCGTCAGCCGTAGATGCTAACGAAAATGCGCTGTTAGGATCAGCAACGGCACTTGCAACATCGCCGTACAAATCTAGGTAGGCTTGCTCGTCAAAAGAATCTATTAAATTTTGACGGTTAAAATTGTCTTCTATTGCCATCTAAGCAACTCCCCCCTGTGGCGGTAAAGGCGGTAACTGTGGGATTGGCATTGCTTGCGCTCTTTGAGTTTGTGGTATTCCATTTCGTACACTAGAGCCTTGTATGCGTGGCCCTTGTGCAAACCTTGCCATTGTGTTCATTGCTTGGTTCATCGCGGGTTGATACGTTCCAATGTTTTGCCTTGTCATATCAAAGCCAGCTAGTTGATCTGGTGTGAACGATGCTATTCTTGGAAGTTCATATTTAGGAAATGGACGCTCCATTGCTTGCCCACCATAGTCTAAAATATTGTCAACTAAGGCTTGCAATTTCGGGTCTAGCTTTACCGTTGATGATGTTGTCTGTGAACCGCCACTCATAATTATAACTCCTTTTCAAATCGCTTACTTACGGCCTTAGAGTCAGGCCACATTTTGTCGAACATTCTAGGCGATAAACAGGTTATGCGTTTTGCCTTGATATGCCGTCCTAAACCTTCAACAAACCCTATGTGATCGGATAATTTTGCTGGACGCTGAAATGTGCCAATCCAGATATGCAATTCACTTTCGCCAAAATTATTTACTGGCCTTAAAAATAAAACGCCGTCAATGCACGAACCTTCGCCTGTCACATAGCAAAACGTATCTTGAATCATGCACTGGTGGTAAATATCCTCAACAATGAAAGGATCAGTACAGCGTGATTTTTTTCTGGCTTTTTCAATCATTGGCCTTAGTTGAGGCCATGCTTTCCTTAGACTATCGCCTTCTAGTCTTATCATTAATTACACACCGCCCCCATCGCCGCCGCCGTAATTAATATCATCAATAAGTTCAAACTGGTTCATAGCTTGCATCATTGCGGCTTGCTTGCCCAATGCTGTGCCATCCTCTTTTAAAGATTGATGCAAAGGCACACCGCCACGATACATAACATTTGCATAAGCACCGCCACCGCTGGCATTTTTTCGCGGATTGTAAGTGCCGTCTTCCATTCGCTCAAACATTTTGAAAACATCAACATTAGCGTATGGATTGCCTTTTTGTGCGGCGTTATTTAATTGGACTAAATCGCCTATGTCATACGCACCTAGCGGGTCAGTAGATGCGACCACATCTTCAACAACTGGCAAAGGCATAAAAACATTTGGGCTATCCGTTTCGCCGCTTGGCCCTGTGTAAGCGTTTGTCTGACCGTAATTAAGAGGGTTGCCGCCAAAGTTACCAAAATTAGCAGTAGCATCACCAGCATTTACCGCACTTATTGGATTGCCTTGGCTGTCTGTAAAATATTGAAATTGGTTTTGAACAGGGTTAGGTGATATTGTGCCATCCCCTAACGTATTGAATCCAACAATTTGATGTACTGGTGGTAAACCTTGGTATGCTGTCATAGTTAATCTCTCCTACCGCCACTTGCGTTTATGTCAAATCTCATCTTGCCTAATCTCCAAGTATTTGGCGCACCATTGCGTACAAATTTCCAACCCAGTTGTCGGCCTGTCACTCTTACATCAACACGCTCTGTTGTTGGCCCAATCGCAAAAGGCCCATTCACAATTTCTGTGGAATTAGGCTTGTCTTTCGTTAGCAAATATAATTCGCCGCCAGCGGATAGGCTCTGAAAGTCAGGGACGATGCCACTAACATCCATAGTAACCTCACCTTCGCCCTCAACATTTAAGTCAACTGGTGATGCCTCTATCCAGCTTTCAAACGCATCGCCTTGCGCTGAATTGCCTTTTTCATGCAACCAGATTTGTGCATTCTCTGAGCCGTATGTGTAGTCAAACATTATTGGGTAAATGAACGTTGCGCCGTCTAAAGCATATGTTCTGTTAAAAGTTCCTGTGGCCCATGTTTGCGTTTGAAAGCTATATATAACGTATTTGTTTACTTCCAGATTTGAAGCTGGATAGAAAAACCAGCCCTCGCCATATTGACTAATACCTGTGCCAACTATCTTGCTTTGCTGTGTTCCTGTGACAACGGCATCTCTTATAAAATCACGAACAGGGCAAGGCACTGCTTGTAATTGACCATTTAAGAATGTGTAAAATTGCCAGTTAGCTGACAAAAACATCAGGCCACCTGTTTGGCTATCTTTTGCCCAAGCATTCGGCCCCATAATACCAACGTTAGCCACTAGGTCTTGACTGTAGATAAATACAGTATCTTTTAAAAATCGTAGCTGGTGCATCGAACTGTCTGTCATCACCACCGTAACAAACGATGAGGGAATCATGCTCTGAATATGTGAGCCAGCACCTAGTCTTAATGATCTGCTTGTGTTGGTTGCTTTTGCCGTCCAGTCACCTGTTGTAAAGCCTTGCGCTTGCGCCGCCCATATAACCAGCAAGCCATCAAACCCTGTGCCGTCATCACAACCGCCAAGCATTAAATATTGCTCTGGCGTTACCGTCATAAAATTAATTTTTGTAGGACAATCGGTTGCGGCATTAACCGCCGCTCTTTGACTTCTATTTAACTGCCAACGGTAAAGACTGCCACCTCTTGGCACAGCAACCAAATCTTCGCCGTAATTTTCCAAGCACCATATTCTAGCGTCATATGTAGTAGCAACCTCTCCCCCACTGCCGTATACGCCCATTCCAAAACTACCAGTACCGTAGCCAGCTTGCGCCGTACTGCTTTCTAACCCAGCTTGTAATTCTATTATTATACTGCCGCTGTTACCGCCGCCTGTGGCCGTAGAACTGCCCTGCGCCGTTGTTATCGTAAACGTTGTGGCAGATGGCACTGTAACCACTTCTGCTTGTTTGTAGGCAACATAAGCTGGCGTACCGCCTGTTGCTCCGCTAGATGTAGCTGGCGTTGTTATCTCAATAAAAAACTGTGAAGTGCTGGTAACATATACGCTGTGTTGAGCGTTTAATTCGCTATCAGGTATGCCATTCTGTGCGCCACTTACACCGCTAATTGTTACGAAATCACCACGCTTTAAACCATGCGCTGAAAGCGTAACTTGCACAATGGTACTGCCTGACGTTGTAGCAAACGGATTGCTTGCAAAGCTACCACTGCCACCGCCAACCGTAACACCGCCTGTTGCCGTCAGACCAGTGATATAAACAAATGTGCCAACTGTTAGATAATGGCTACCTGTTGTTGTGATGGTTGTTGACGTTTCGTTATTAGTAACGCTGACAGGGTTGTTAGGTAAAGATGCTGGAGCCTCACAAGGGGTTATGTCCCAAACGTTATCTCCGCGCTCAACCATTAATTTACGATGACTGCCAATAGCTAAGTAACTGTTGCTTTGGTTGTCACGCCATTGGTGTGCGCCGCGCACCTTACCTAATACCGTATCAGTGCATTTCAATTCCCAGCCGCCAATTGTTTGCGGTTGTGCGCCAGCACCTTGAACAGATCGAAACCGTATTTTTTCGCTATCCACATAACTGCTAACGCTATATTCAGATGCGTCTTTTACTGTTCCAGCTTGTGGCTGTATTGCGACTAGAGGCATATTTCCCCCTACGGCTTTGTAGGCCAGTTAATATCGTGCGGAAAACCAGACTGCGCTGGAACATCGCGCAAGGCTTGGCGATAGGCTTTCATTGCATCGCTCATCGTAACGTCACTGCTTGCTGTCCAATCGGTTTCTGCAAGCAAAGCGTTTCGTTTATCTCTAGCCTCATTTGCTAATTCTGTCGGCAGATTGTCTTCCGATTGTTTTTTTCGCGCATCAATTATAGCAATTTCATCTGCTGATAAATCGACCAAAACGCCATTGACCATCTCTTGCATTTTTAGCTCCCAGCCAATCCATATAAATTAAACTCACCTCGCGCAATGTTTGCTCCCCCTATTTCATAAAACCGAATACCTGTGATGTCGTGGGATGTTTGGCCTCTGTAAATCGCGCCACCTAGCAATACTCCACCGCCTTGATTACTCGCTGTCTGAGTCCCTTGCCAAGCAAAGCTACGATACAAGCCGCCATTTGCGCGGGTATTAAAATAAAAGACTAAATTTGTGCCAAGGGCAGACGCTGAACTTCCAGTATTGCTATACATCATTCTAATGTAGCTATTAGTCCAACTATTCCCGCTTGCAAGCATATTAAAGGAACCGCCAGCGGCAGAAACATATTCAGCGACATGGAATTGATAATCCTCTTCGCCTGTTCCCTGCCTCCATGCTCCGTTGGCGTAAATAAAAGCTCCAAGTTTTCCAGAACTATTACCAAAATTTACATGGTTCATTACGACTGCATAATTTGTGTAAGAGTTTGTCACTTTGGTATTGTCAAAAGTTGAATAACTTGTGTTAGAGGTAATGTCGTTTTTGGCAAGCCAAGTCCACCCAGCACCCCCAGCCGCCGCTTGAGATGCCCAAGCCGATCCAGTTGACGTTAAAACATTTCCAACAGTTCCATGTGCTGGCAACGGGTTTGCTTCACTCGCCCAAGCTGAACCAGTTGATGTAAGGATGTTGCCATCGGAGCCATGCGCTGGCAATTCTGTCGGCACGGCTTGGCTCGACCAGTTTGTACCATCGCTTGTTAGGACTTGACCGTTGGTCCCAGCAATTGTTCCCAAAGCTCCATCTGCGACATCTCTTGCTCTACTCATTTATATCTCCTAAACTACTCTGACTTTTAATGTTGCCGCGTTGACGGCTGTTATCCTAACTTTGTTTAGTGCTGGGACATCGTAATTATAATCGGTTCCCAGAATCGCGCCTTGGTTGGCTACAGCGGCATCGTAGTTGATGCTTACGCCATCACTGCTTGGTATGCCTGATCCACTCGACAAGTTTAAAATTATCGCCAAATCTAGATTATTGCTAAGAGGGAAATGATTTGCGTCAGATACAGCTTCTAACTGGATTTTATCCATTCTATTTTGCGCTGTTCCCATCGCTTCTTGGATTGTCGCTAGTTCATTGTTGGTTGCCCCAGCCGTCCAAGTTTCAGAACCGTAAGTTGCGTTGGAATTATATTTCCAAGTACCGCTATCATTTTTAACAATACTTCTAACGCCAGATGTATTATGTGCAATTTTCCAAGTGGTTCTATCGTCAGTTGACACGGCATAATTTACTGTGCCAGACCCAGCCGTTTCATTAGCTGTCATTGAGTTAATATCAGTCCAATAAGTGCTGTCGATTGAGGTTGTCGTGTGTGCAGCATGGTAGCCAGATGGTGCGGATAAAGTTGCAGTGTCGTAGCGATAAATATAATCATGTGCAGTATCTATGATGTTAAGCTGCGAACCAGTATCGTTGAATGCTAATCCTCGACCCGAACTAGCATTTGTTGCGGTGTATTGCCCAGTGTATCCGACAGAGGAAAAAGAAAAGGCTGTTGAGGTGTCATAGATTTTTACAGCATTTGCTGAATCGCTGTAGATAAAAAATCTAGTACCGTCTGGCTTCATAGTTATAGCAGTAGCATCAATCGAGCCAACACTTGTTTCCGACACCATTGCTATCGTGGAACTGGGATCATAACCAGTGGAAAGGCTTAAATGATAGACTCGATTTCCCGTAGTTCCAGTGACATACATGTTTGTGCCATCTGGGCTAAAACAAATTCCAGTAGGTGTGCTTTCGCCATCAGTGCTATTCATGTTTCGCACCAGTGCAAAATTAGAACAGGTCGTAATGTCAAAAGGCGTTGTTAATTCGTATGTGTCAATTCGACCGCCTTGCGTTTGCGTCAAAAATATTCGTGTGCCATCGGGGGTAATTATAAAATCCGATCCCTGTGAAAAATTGCTGGAAGTCGAAAAACTATTAACCAATGACCTTGTTGTGACATCAAAAGGCGTTGATAGATTAAACTCATATATTTTTTGTTGGCTTGAACACATGATATAAAATTTTGTGCCATTATTACCAAAACATAACCCTTGTGGATTACTAATAGAATTGCCCAAAGCACTATTGTCAGTGTAGGAAAAAACGCCGTTAGCGTACGCATTCGCAAATGTATGACTGAGTTCAAGATCAGTGGCAACTGTGTCGAAATTAGTACCGTACATTTCCCAAGAGCCAGAAGCTACTTGGTTGTAGTTCGATGGTGCAGTTGTAGTTGAAAATGTTCCGCTTGTTGCCGTTAAAATAAATTTACCGTTGTTGGCCTCGATTGTTTTGGCAACATCAGCCGCCGCGAAAGATCCAGAACCAAGACTGAGCGTTAGCGGTAAATCATACTGATAAACAATGTTTCCGCTTTCGCCAAGCATATACATCTTTCCACCACCCGAACCGAAAGCAACGTCTGTGGCATTACCATTCTGGCTTGAAACATCTAAATTTGTATTGGGATAACTTATTGTAGACAGATCAAAGCCAGTGCTTAAATTAAACAGAAAAATTTTATCTTGGCCTTGACCAGCCATAAACAATTTTGTGCCATCAGCGTTGAAAGTGATTCCTTTGGGAGTGCTTTCATATGGACCCACAGAGAAACTCACTGAGGCATAACTTGCCGTAGATAGATCAAATCCAGTTGATAAAGTATACTGATATATCGTGTCGTTATTTCCCCCAACGACGAACATTTTTGTTCCGTCATTGTTAAAGGCTAGGCCGTGAGGACTGCTATCTTGTGACGCGACAGAAAAGGTATTATTGCTGTAACTTGCTGTACCAACATCAAACGCTGTCGAAAGGTTATATTGAAAAATAGCATTCCATGAATCACCCGCAATAAACATTCGAGTTCCGTCAGGACTAAACCGTACTGATTGGGGAACAGTTTCTTGGGACGATACCGAAAACACTTTTTCATAACTTGCCGTTGCTATATCCCAAGCAGTTGACAACGCATATTGATTTACGTCATCGCCACTATCACCAATGACATACATTTTTGTGCCATCGGCATTGAACGTCAGCCCTTGAACACCAAGCTCTTGAGTATTGACGGCAAAACTTTTTTCGTAAGATGCGTTAACAAGATCATACCCAACAAAGTCTAAAGTTGTAGCTGGCGCAGAATTGTATCTAGTGTAATTTGGTGCTGACGAATTGACGTTCCATTGGTTGTTGGTGATGCCAACTTGGGGAACTTCTTTCGTTACCGCAACACTTGGAGATAGCGCATTTGCTGACAGATTTATTGTCGTTTGTTGCCCCGCTGAAAATGCTTGTGTAAGAGTGCCAAGCTCTGTCGAGCCTGTTGCTATTGCAACTCCATTCACAGTTGGAGAGCCAGTTAATGCTGGCGAGGCCAATGGAGCTTTAGTAGCCAAATCAGTATTGGTCGCTTTAGCGGCAAGTAGCGCATCTGCCGCGCTTCTACTGTAAGTATCTGAAACATTGAATGCTCCAAAAGTGTGTATTGTGACCTCGTCATTTAAAGCCGCGCCACTTGCTAAAGTTACTGACGTTCCATTCGTAGCCGTGTAATCGGTAGTTTTGAGCAATACACCGTTTAAAAATATGCTAATCGCCGCACCGCCAGCCGTTTGATCATAAGCAATCGTGCCTGTTGCTGGAAATACTGTTTGGTTCGCAGTTGCTACATACTGGTATATTTCGCGTAGCCCATTAACCGCCGACCCAGCATCTTCCCAAGCACCTGACGTTGCATTGTATACTCGCAATTTATCGGCTGAAGTTACCCACGCCAACATCCCATCTGCTAGTGAGGATGAACCATCACCGCCAGTTGTCGGGTTGTTCGTGCTGATCTGGTAGGTGTTTCCAAAGCTATTTACTGAGCTAATATTTGAGGAAACATTATTGACGGACGCTATGTTAGTTCCAACATTGTTGACGTTCGTTATTGCGCCAGCCGTAGTGTTGATATTGCTTTTTAATGGGTCAGTATTTACCGCCGTTACGGAACTAGCTATTGCATTTACGCCAGTAATCGCGCTGGATATACCTGATAGCGTATTCATGTTTGTGACGTTTTGGGATGTACCCAATACGTTCATGTCATTAACGACATCGGCTGTACCAAGCGTATTCATATCAGCCACTACATCAGCCGTAGCCAATGTATTCATGTCCGCAACAATATCGGCGGTAGCCAAAGTATTCATGTCTGCTATTACGTCAGCATTTGCCAAAGTATTCATGTCAGAAACGATGTCTGCCGTTGCCAGCGTATTCATGTCACTTATTACATCTGCCACTGCCAACGTATTCATGTCAGATATTATATCTGGCACAGCTAACGTTGCCATATCTGTTAGCACATCTGTTTCAGCTAATGCCGCCATATCTGCCAAAACATCAGTAACCGCCAGCGCATTCATATCTGCGACAATATCAGGCGTTGCTAACGTATTGAGATCGGAAACCACATCAGGCGTTGCCAACGTATTTATGTCGGAAATAACGTCTGGAACAGCAAGCGTATTCATATCACTAATAACGTCTGGCACTGCTAACAAAGCCATATCATTAATTACATCTGCCACTGCAAGCAACGCCATATCATCGCGCACTGCTTGCGGAGAAAGCGCATTCATAGAAGTTATAACCGCAGATGCCGCAAGGTTTGGAATATTGCTATTAGCTATCTGCGCGGCTATTGACGCTATGTTCCCATTTGTCACCTGTGGAGCTACTGTGGCAACGTCTGCGCCTGTCGCTAGGTCAATGCCGTATAAAACAGAGCCAGTTTGCCAGATCAAAGCTGTGGTGATATTTGCCGCCACTGATACGGTTGCAGAACCGTTGCTAAACGTAATGCCGTATGTGCCGCCAAGCGCATTATGAATAATGTAAAAACGCTCTGTCGATGGCAACGTTACTGTTGGCGTTCCAGACAAGCTATTATTTGTAAATCTTAAAACCCTGTTGCGTGACTGGTTGCTGACATACTGTGTTGTTGAAAGCGTTACGTCACCACTCAGCGCGATTGTCTCAACGCCAGCTATGCCCTCATCTATCAGGTTGAGCGTATCGCTGTTTAATTCTGATCCCCAAGTGTCTTGAAAATCGCCAGTGCCGATAAGCCGTAGCCCTAATCTATCTGATGGTGTTGAAGCCATTAGTCGCTCCTAAATTGTAAACCAAAGTGTTGGTGATGGCGCAAAAAGCATTTTGCTAGTCGATGCGGCAATTGTTGTGCTTGCTGAACCGTCTACTGTTTCATTAGTTTGGCAATAAACCGTAGCGGCATTTGCACCACTATTTCGTATGCAGATAAAGCTACCTTCATATGCCAGCGGTAACTTAACTCCGCTACCGCTTCCAGCCGTTGTAATAAGGACAAGTGTTGCGTTGATGTCAGCGGCATCTGTCGCGGTATTGCCTGTCGCTGTGAGAGATTGCGCCGCCAAGTCTGAAACGACTGGGAGCCTGTCTCTTTTTTTGTTTTCGAGGTCTTGGACTGCTTGCTCAACTGGGAGTTGGGCCATGTCATGTTACCACAACTGAAACATCTAAATCCCAACGCACCTCATCGTCAGCGACATGCAATGTTTCTATCTCGCCCTCTGCCAATCGTAACCAATACAGCTTATCGCTATCCTGTTTTAAAAATTCATTTGCCATCGCCAAGCAAATACACCGCAATAGGCGTGGGCTTTGGTTCGTCAAAAAGTTGGTTGTATTAGACGGCCCCAATGCTGTCGGCTGTGCATAGTATCGCCAGCGATATGGAAACGTTGCGTTAGGCGCAATTGGAAAATAGGCATTTGTGCTATCAACATAAAACGTTGTTGGCTTGCCTTGGCTTACATTGCCGCTTGAGTCATAGGATCGCGCCGCCTCTATCGCATCCAGTGTACTGTGCTTAATTTCAACTTTCTCTGTGCCACTGTAATAGAATGAGCGTGATGCTACAAAGTCGCTAGGCACTGCTATATAGTCTTGCCCAACTACCATATTGCCAGTTGCAATTGACAGCATTTCGCGCACACGCAATCTGCGAAAAATCCAATCCTCTGCTTCACTCAAAACAGTCGTTGCAGAAAAGGAGTCGTTGTTCACCCAATTTTGTATTGAGCCATCCGTACTTTTACTTGCTACTAGATTTGTGTAATCCATTTTTTATAGCCTTAAATATTGTTTCTGGCTCAATAACCGCATTGCAAAGTGATGCGCCTGTTTGTTCGTCCTTGGCACAATGCTCAAAAGAAAAATGTAATCTATGGCAAGGAAAGCATGGTGCTTTTTCTGGCAGTATTTCCTTTGCATTAATCCAGTGTTTCGTTAGCTGTTCTTTACCGCTATGGCTGACCAACACAACCTTATGGTTTTTGCTTCTGCCAACAGCGTTTAGAAGCCCTGTTTCTGGCCCTACAACAACGTCTGCCGTATCTGCTATTGCCATGCTCCCACGCATCGGCAACGTACCGCATTGAGCCGCTATACGGCTTACATCGCCATATATTTCCTGTGCTTCTGCAATCGCGCTATCTTGCAATGGGATTGCCTCATCATCGCCCATTAGCATGATATATGCGTCTGTCTCTGCTAACAGCTTTGCCAGCACCTTGCCCATATGCGGATACCATTTATGGACGGCAGAACCAGCCACAGCCCAGCAGATTAACGGCGCATCAAACCTTTGCCGTATTTCTTTGGCTTTCGCCCTTTCAGCACTTGTTGCATAGAATAAGGATCGAGAAAAATTATGTTTAACGCCAGCAACATCATGTGTCCGCTCCATATAATTTGCATTAAACAATTTATGTCTTGCGCTCTGAGGCCAGAAAAACTTTGCGCTATCAGACGATAATAATAATTCGCCTTCTATGCTTTCGCTTAAATTAATTACCTTGTCGTATTCTGTTGCGATTGCATTCCAGTATTCCAGCAAATCATCGTTATCAACCTGATCTCGATCTTGCACCATCATCTCATCAACATGAGGGTTAGTTGCATTTATAATGTCCTGTGGCGTTTGGCAGTTTAACGTAATGTGATGCCCTTGCTCTTTCAGCAACGGAAACACACCAGCGCAAATAATCTGATCGCCCCACGCACCATATCGAATGACCAAACAGGAATTTTTAGGCTTTGGCTTTTCAGCCAGTTGTTTGTTTTTGCTCATCACCAATAAGCCGTATCGTTTTTTTGCAACAACCATGTCAGGCCAGAGATGTTTTGCGTTTTGCTCTGCTTCGTTTTCGTCTGAATTTATAAAAACAATATTGCCGTCAGCTTTAACGACTCTTTCCCATTCGGCTGGTGAATTATTAGCTGGTATTTCTTCGCCGCATATAATTAGAGCATCTAATGCGCCGTCTTTTATAATGCTAACATCACCTGTTTTTTTCCAGTGATTAAACAGCGCGGCATCACCGCCAATCTGCATCACTTTACCGCAAGTAAATGGCACAGAAAACCATTTTGGATTTTGTATTTTTTTTTGCATTTTCCTATTTACACATTACCAAATGTAATATAAACTACTTAGAGTAATTAATTTTTGGAGAAATTGATATGTTTTATAAAATTAAAAAATACAACAAAGTTGGCGAAATGATCGGAATGACATCTTTTGCCGAAAAAGACTATCCAGACCATCACCCATCGCACGCACGCTATCAAGCGGTAGAGCATTTTGAAGACACCATCAAAGAAACGGCGGCTCTTTATCGTATTCTAAAGTCAGATAAAGCTAGAAAAAATTGGACAGACGCTCAATTAAAATCGCATTACGATAACGCCGTTGCGAAAATCGAATATCAAGCATTAACTGGTGATAGTTGTGCCTCGATTTGCACTCACAGCATGCACCGCTGGTTTTTAGATACACCTGCCTTTGTTTAACCAACAGGGGCTACGGCCCCTCCTTTTGGAGATTGATATGACTAGTTATTTATTTAATGAGCCAGCCACAGACGAACAGATGAAAGGCTATCGCGATTTAGACCTTACTAACGATGAAAGAATTATGGCTAACGTTGTTGCTAAAAAAATTTCATTTCGTGAATTTCAAAATGTCAAAAATCGGTACAAGCAAAATGGCTGGGCATATTCTGACCGCCTTGTTCTTGAAGATCTCTATGATGACATTAGGCAGTATCACCCTAAAAACGATATTATTGACTCTTGGTTACCAGCATCAAAAACAGTATTAGATAAATTGTGGAGCTATAAATGAAAATTCATGTGCATTACACAGTTGAAGTTGATGACAAAAAAATTAGAGAATATTTAGAAAAAGCTAATCCAGATAAGCAATGGTTTAATCCAGTAAATGGGCAAGACGTAAAGAAAATGCCAAGAAAAGAAATTTACAATTTTGTTTGGAATATGCTTGCCAAAGAATCAGTTGCTCCTGTTAACGCTTTTTTTGAAAAAGCTGGGTATGGAAGCCCAGTGGAGTTATATAATTTTAGAGAACAGAAAATTGAAAGACCTGTTCCTTGGCCGCCTCCAAAACATCGATATTTTGATGAAAACCTTGAAGAAATTTTTAAATAAAAACAAATTAGAAAAGATTAGGGGCTGGAGTTAACCAGCCCCTTTTCTGTTACTTACCGCTGTAAGTCATTTTGGCTTTTGTTGCCATAGAGCCATAAGGCGTTTTGTCAGCAACTCCAGCAAATTTAATTTCGCTTTTATCTGGCATTGTGCCAGCAGTAGAAGCGTTTTCTGGTGGGCAAGCTTCCATAATGGTAGTTTTGCCACGACCAGCTTGTCTTAATATTGCCATGCTAATTCTCCTTTAAGCGGCAGATGCCCACTCGACAATTCGAGCATTTGTTGCATCAGAATGAACAAGACCAAAGCCCTCAAGAGCGTACCAGCCCATACCCATTGAACGACCATAGTCAGTTGGAATTTTTCCCCTGATTTCTGGAGCCATTGAGATGACCTCTGCAACCGTATCAGCACCAAAGAAATAGCACCAATCAGATTTACCAGTAGTCCAGCCTGACCCATCTCTAGCATTACCAGCTAGAACTTGAGTTTGCTCTACAAAGCGCACTGCTTCAAAGCGACCAACTTCGCCATTGGTAATCTTGCGATAACCAGTAACGGTATATTGATCGATTTGCTCTAGTTCGTCTTTCAAATCTCTGAAAGTCGTTGGCCTTGCAATCGCAATGTAATCATCGCTTTGGTATGCAGGGATGTTACGCTCTTTCATCAGATCACTAATCTTGCGAATGTGAGCTTTATTAAGAGCAATGTTGTTGTTTGCAGTAGCCGTACCATTAGCATAAAGCGTACCTGTTGATGCGGCGGCTCCAGTTGCAACATATTTCAACGGAGTCAATTTGAATTTTGACTCTGCTTCACTGTCTAGCACCTCACGGCAATCGCGTGAAAGTACGTTTCTGGTAACTTCCGTCACAGAGTGCTTACCAAAGTAATCCGTAAGGCTTGTGAAAGGAACAGTGTTGCCCCATTCGCTAACCGTTGCGGTTGCTTGTGCAATGGTAAAGTTAGTCTCTGGCATTGCAGTTGTTTCAACAAGCACAGCACCTTTTGTTGCCATCTTGCTGTATACATTCCATGTTACGCTAGAACCGTTATGCAAACCTTTATCACTAAAATCTTTTGCATCGCAGAATTGGCGAAACTTGGTTGAGGCGCGAACTTCCATGCGTAGAACTGAACTTAGTTCGTCAGCATACAAATAACCGCCTTTGGTGTTGGTAGACCATAATTGTCCAGCCATTTTTGTAGCCTCCTAAATTGGCGTTAATAAACTGGCAAATTCCTAGCCTCTCTTTCTTCGCGGATAATATCCGCTTGAGTTAAAGGTCTAGGTTCCCCCCGATTGGGAGTTGCCGCACTAATTGATCGCGGTTGTTTTGCCACGCCAGCTTTACGACTTTGCTTTTCAGCTAGGCCGTCAGTTGGTGTTGCTGAACCCCCTGTTTTCCAATCTCTGGCTTTAGCACCAGCATTCCTTAAAAGCTGGTCATACGATCTAACGGAGCCATAGTTTTTTGCTCTGGCCTCTGCATGACGCTCATTCCATTGCTGGACAGGTGCGGCATTCAGTTGTTGTTCCGTATATCCCAAACTCATCAAGTCTTGCTTGACCTCATCCAGATAGAACCGCCCTGCGACTTGTTGCAGTATCGGATCATTCTTGACTTCAGGGTATTCTTCTAAAGCTTTGGCAAGTACCTGTTGCTGTGCAAGTTGCTCCTGTGCAATTTTCGCCGCCATCATCGCCATTTGTTGAGGGGATGTTTGTTGACCATTATTGCCATTTCGGAATTCTTGAACCACTCTCCTAACGTCACTTTCCTCGCCATACATCAACGCTTGCACAAGAGCATCATCATCATTGGTAGATGCCTGTTGTGGTTGTTGCTGTACTGCTTCCTGTGGTGCTTGCTGTTGCTGTTCAAGCCGTACTTTAATTTCATTGGCTTGACGCAACGCCGCCGCCGCATCTTGGAAACGTCTGTCAGCAGAATCTGATTTCTGCGCTAGGGCTATTACTTCTGCTTCAGTTAACTCTTTAGTTTCGCCGTTTACGACTAACTTGAGTTTCCGCGATTGATCGCCTGTCGAACTTGATTCTGTTGCTGGCTTAGAGTCGCGCACTTCTTGCCGTCCATCTCTGGGTGGGCTTTCAGTTTCGCTATCGGCTTGCAATTCTTCGTTGTCTTCGGCTTCTGAGAACTCGCCGTCTGACTCGCTCTCAATTTCACTTAGACGTTTTGCCGCTAATTCATCCTCGATTGCATCTCTTGGATTTGCGGAAACGTCATACTCAGGAGCCTTGGTTTCTGACTCCTTTACGTCTGGTTCGACATCCTCATCACTGAGGGTAGTTTCCTCCATTGACATATTTTTTCCTTGGGTTGGTGTTTAGGCTATCAGCCTACAGATCGGTGATCTGTTCGTTGTCAAGCATTTCACGATGCGCCTGTCTGCCATCATTTACGATTTGCTCGATGTCTTCTTGCATACAGCTAAAGCGTTGTATCTCTGCTTGTATGCGTCTTATCTTTGCTGTTTCTTGCTCTGGGTCTAAATCTACCAGCTTGTCCTTTAGATCATCCACACGCTCTACCATGCGGCCCAGAACGTATTTAAATAATGGTGTGTTTAACTCTGCTTCAATATCTAAACCAAGTTTAGCTAATGCTAGTAAATCATCATCAACTGTCATTACATCACATTAACATTTTTAGTCGGCAATAATTGCGCCCTTGCTAAATCAAGTTTAAAATTTTGCTCTGCAAGTGCGGCTTTACCCTGCACATCCATTTCAGCTTTCTTTACGTCCATCTGGCCCTTCATCTGGGCCTCTGCCATCTTGACTTGCCTATCAATGTTCTTGTCTTGTAGCTGGCCTTGTGTGGCTTGCAATGCTTGTCCTAGTTGCCCTATCTGCGCTTGCAACTGGGCAATCCTTGGATCATCGCCTTGCTCATTCTTAAAGTTTAAGAACCGTTGGCCGTCTTTATAACCAGCTTTGCCAAACAACTCTTTCGCTATCTCTTGTACGCCAGATGTTTCCATAACATTAGGCCCATAGACTTGCACAAGCGGCGCGACAAGCTGTTGAAACGACTGTATAGCCATCAAGAACTTGCGGCCCTGCATCATCGGGTCAGTACCGCCAACGCCAACATTTACAGTAACCGTTAATTCGCCCTGCAATAGATCGTCTGTAATTTGGTTGATGCCATACTTCTGCAACAAATCGGCTTTCTCTGCCGCAATAGCTAAGATCACAGCGTCCGTTTCATACGCTTGCTCTAAATGCACCATTTGACGTAGCACAGGCTCAACAAATGTTTCTGAAAACACACGCAAATCATATTCTGTTAGCAAGTTGCTTTCACCAGATAGCAAGTGCATACCGCCAACAGTTTCATTCATGCGCCTGTTACTGCTGACAGAACCACCGCTAAAATTGCCAGCCAGATCATCGAAATCTGCATTGATACGGTCTTGCTCTGCATAAGCCTGACTGTTTACTGGTGGTGGAGCCATTTCTATAACGTCTGTAGCTGGATCATCCATCGTGATAACTTTAGCTGGTGATCTGTTTGTCAACGCTGGCACAAGTGCTTTGTTGCCACGCCGCACCTTAACCATTGGCGTTAAGCTAAACTTCAATGCGTCCATGCGTAGGTTTGCTAAGTCGTTTGCCTCTTGCTGTAAACTGCCAAGCATCTCAACACGGCTAGATGGATACGGCTTAAATGCCTCAACATTACTAAAGCCAACCACAACAGGTCTATCGCCATTCTTGCAATGCAGATAGATTTCTGACACTGGCACAGGATCAGTAAGCAATGCGGCTGTTGCTAGTGTGTAATATTGATAATCCGTTTCCCCACGCTTAACGAAATTCTCATGCACAAATAAAACCTCATAATCGTCTATTGGCGCATCACTAGATGTTCTGTCTGGCCCATCAAACAAATGCCTTGCATCATCAAGGTTTGTTTCGTCCATCTCTTGGCCCATTTTCAGCGTTGCATCATCCAACTCTTTCCAAGCTGGCTGACCGCTTTTAGGGTTATCCGTTGTCATCATTGCCTTAACGTCTATCGCAAACATTGGCCGTCTAACGATAAGGTATGGACTGCTATTTACTGGGTCTAGCCAGTCGGACGCTGGATCAAACAAAATATTCTCAGGCTCAATAGGCTCAATTGCTGGCCTGTCTTCCACAACAACCATGCGTGGCTCAACCTCCAGATCGCCATCCTCATTGATGATTGGCATATCTGACTCATCCATAACAGGCTGTTCGCCGTCTTCTGCTTCCTGATATTTCCAATAAATCTTGGCGGCAGTGATGCCGTAAATATCTGCCGTCTGTCTTGCCCCAATCACAGTACGGAACCAAGGTATGGTTTTTTGCAGTCGATAGTTCAACAACTCTTGGATGATCGCCGCTGACGCTAATTGCTGTTCATCGTTGTCATTTTGTGGCGTGATATTCACAACGTCCTGTGTGCTAAAAAACGCCTGTGCAGTCGTTGCTTCGTTTTTCCTTATGTAAGACCGTATTTTTGGCCTAAAGAGTCGTGAGCGGCGTTTAAATGCGTCTGAGTTGTATTTTGAGCCAGATGGATGTTCGTTGTTGAACAGGTTGATGGATCGCTCCCAGTCATCCCTGTGGCTGGACTGCACATAATCAATCGCAGTGTCATAACAGTTTTTTGCTAAATCAAGCCAATCGGTATCGTCTTCTGAATCCATTGTTACTTCGTCTTGGTCAGCATCGTAGTCCATCAATTTGGAATCAGCGTCACCATCTGTAATACGCATTGGCTTCTCACTTTATTCTGGTCTGCTACCAATATTGTGAAATGCTTTATCTGCCGCATCTGCATACGCTGATAAATCAAATCTGTTTCGTGCTATCTTTGATCGCTCTAATATTTCGCCGCCAGCCCTCATTACAGCCTTCTCGAAATCAGGCTCTTGGCTCAGATTGATGAAATAGCCATGATCTGGCGATAGTGCTTGATTACGCACAATAGCAATGCCATCTCTTAACGCCACTTGCCACTTGTAACCCTTGTAATGGCTATCAAGTGTTGCCGCCGCCCTAGATGCCATATTTACCTCATCAGGCGTAGGCATCTTAGAAGTATCACGATAAACGTTAATATTTTCTGTCATTTGGGCTGACTTGGTGCGGCCTCGCCTTGGATCACATAACGACCACGGCCATGACTATCTGTCGCATTGCTTGGCTTGCCAAACTTATAGACCCACGGCCTTCGTGACTTCTCATAGAAATCGCGGTCAGCTTCCAAGACAACACTCTGCCAACTTATCACTGTTTGCGTCATTTCTTTTTGCCGCCTTTGGGTTTTTTCTTTCCATACATATTAGCTATCCTCAAAGTAGTCAGTTTCGTAAAATTGTTCTTCGCTTGGCCTATGATCTGGACTAGCAAAGGTAAGTAGAAACGCATCGGCTAAGTCAGGTGAGCCACCTATGCGCTGTTTGGTTTTGTCCTTTGGCTCAACTTGTATCTTGCCGCTTGCAGTCATTTGGTATTTTGGTGCTGTGAGTTCGCCAATTAAATCGCCATCATCTGGCATTTTGCAGTCGCGGCTTTCTAGCCATTCGCGGCCTCTGAACCAGAGTTCATCTCTTAGCCTCATGTACCTTGCTCTAACGCTAGGACTTTCGGCCACATTGATGCCAACGGCTGGTAAGTCTTCGTCTTGCAAAATATCCACCACTCCAGCACCAATGCCTATGCTATCCACGCAAATTTTATTAGGCCGTTCTGAAACTGCTGTTTGCAAATATTCGTCAATGATGATCCCTGCTACTTGAGTTACAGATTTGTTGCGCCAGCTTTTCACAGGCTCTAATAGTGTGTTCCTTTTGCGCTTTGCTAATGCCGTTGCATCATCGCCAAATCTGGCAACGTCAACGCCCCATGTTGGCTGACCTTCTAATACATCAACGTCACGCCTTATTGCCGCTTCACAAAGCGATAAAGAAATAATTGCGTCATCAGACTGTTCTGGGAAGTCACCAAGCACACGCACAGCGTAGATGGCACTGTCAACGCCATACTTAAATGCCATTTCATCTATAAAAGCTGGATCAACCCTAGTGCTGTCCTCACAACTGACTCGTTTTGTCCACCATTTAGATCGATGGCTGTTAAAAGCATCGTAAAAATAGCCGCTGGTTCTTGTCGGGTTGCCCACCATCAGCGTCTTTGCGCCCTTGGTAGACATTGCGCCTTGCCCTACTTCAAAAATAACGTCATCAACACCAGATGCCTCATCGATGATAAACAGCATGTTGTCACTATGAAAACCTTGGAATGCTTCTGGCTTCTCTGGACGGCTTACCCTTGGCACACTAAACGATGTATCAGGCTGGGCCTTTAGATAAAATCGTGTTGCAGTTAGTTCAAATAACTCTTGCAACTCTTTAGGCATTTTCCTGTGCCACGTTGCTAACTCTGACCAAAGTATGTCTTGTAGTTGGTGGCTTG